GTGCGGAGAGGGCAGGGAGGACGCCCCCTCCGCATTTGCACTAGCTGTTAGCAAGCTCTTCAATAGCTTCATAATCGCTAGTAGCATCTGTTTCGATCAACGCGTCACCAAACTGAATATTTGTATTCACGCTTAAATCTTGCATGGCAGAGATTTCAAACGCTTCTGACACTTGATCGCTAAACACTTTCTTATGTAAATTTGTACACAGATAAAAATCTGTGCTTAGGCTTGGATCAATAACCTCGTTTGACCACACTCTAGCTCTATCCTGAGAGTATGAATCATCCGCTGGCCTATAAAGTTTACCACCCAAATTAATATGATCACGACGCCACTCGTGATTAAGAGGTGCAAAACCCAACACAGCATCTGGAGTGCTATGATTAACATCCAAATGCTCTTTTTTAACCTGCACAGCATGTTGACCGCCTAAAATTGCAAGATTATCTTTCAATGCATTAGGCATTTCATCGGCAGATGTTGTGTATAAAAAATAGTCTTTTTTTCTCTCCCAAATCTGCTCAGGTGCAATTTCAACAGTTGTTACCAATATACCGCCGACTGTAGTCCTAGGCATATTAACGCGATAATTTAAATTACACATTCCGCGCGTAACACTGTCATCTAAATTGCCCGCATCGCTCGCAAAGCGTTGCGCCATATCAAAAACACCGCTCGCTTGACCGACCAACAATGGGTCTTTCAAAAATTCCAACGGCATAGAAAAACCCTGCATCAACATGTCGATAATCCAATCGTCACTACGACCGGAATACGCTGATCGAAGTTTAGCAAAGCTTGCTAAATTCTTCGCCATTTCTATGTCCGCTAAATTTAAAACAGTAGTGCCGCTATTTGTTAACTCCGCATAAACATCGTCCCAAATAACACGCGCCCCATCTTCTGTCATTTGCGACCCGTCAGCAGCAACTGCATAAGTATAACCAGGTGATGGATTTGCTGTGCTTGGAGTATATCCTGTCGTACCATACGCCCATCTACTCGAAGTAACTGGAGCTTGGAACGTTAATCCTGATAACGTTATTTCACCAGCAATCAATTTTTCATCATAATCAGCAACAATATGACTGTTGCCGCTATATGGCCAAAAACACTCTGCTAGTGTATGGTCAAATTCATTACGAATTTTATTTTCTTGGGCAAAGGCCGGCGATCGTGCTTTGCGACGATGATTAACAACAGCGTTGTACGCTTGAACATAAGAATTATTGAGATTTGTAGCAGCCGTGTGTATACCCAGCGTCTGATAAAACTCACCTAACCCATTATGCGTTCGCGTATCAAAATCATGACCATTTGAAATTACAGAAACAGAAGCACCATTCCAAAATTTATTAGTCTCAAAAAACGGTAACGGAGATGACGAACCAATATCGTTTTCACCTGCATAAGACCTATTTAACCGCTCCAAACTTCCGTCAAACTGACCAAATGCCAAATATGGCACGAAATAAGTACATGCTTTTGCGTGCACCGCATTTGCTATCGGCTCAGGTGTTTCTGCCATCTGTATGGTCATGCCAACGCGACCACTTGCACTTTCTTCACGTGCTACTGGCTCGAACCTAATTGGCAACACCTTCCCTGCATCGCCGTTAGTCATAGTTAAACCGCGGGCAGGGCGGTTGGATCGCCTAAACGGTACTGGCGTATTCGGTATAATCTCCGTATTTCTCATTTCTTTTTTCTCCTTAATAATTTGATAATGCGTCTAATCTGTGCGCACCGCTTACATTTCATCTTTGAATTTTGGGTTGAGTCCAAAACGAACCTCTAGCGGGCCAACCAATCGGCTCGCCTCTTGTCCAATTTCCATCTTGTGTTTGAAATAATCTTGGATATCTAAACGCCGTTGGCGACTTATCAGATCTTTCAATCATTGGACCCGTTTTTATTACAGCAGTTGCGGACGCATAACCACCAACTCCCATATCCAACAATTGCTCATGTGGAGCTGACATTTGCTTACCGTCACCTGTAATATAACCCTGATATGCTGGGAATACTTCCGCAGCAGCTTCACCCACAAACATATGTTGTCCATATGCGTTTAATTGCGGTGATCCGTCCTTATTATATAAATAAACTTTCGTATCCGGCTCTAAAGCTTCTTGTTGTAAACGCGTCAATTTAATTGCCGCTTTTTGACGCATTTTTTCCAAATTTATTTCTTGCGCAAACCTCTTGCTTTGCATGTTCAAGTCATGCCCCATTTGTTCACGCCGTGACGCCCCCGTAACATACGCATTCGCTCCTGCTACAGCCGCGTCACCCAAAGGGTTCCGGCTAATTAAACCAGCATATTGCCCGTAACCACCGCCTCCGGTCGCACGTAATACAGTCAACGGGTTAAAACCCGCACGGGTTGCGCTCTCGCGCAAATTAACAAAATGTTCTTTGCGTTCCTTTTTTGCCGATTCTCGGCTTAAATAACCGCCTAATAGCGATGCACCAAAAGATAACGCAGCAGCCGCAAAAGGTAACATATCACCAACTCCAATCCAAATAGATTGGGCCGTAAAGAACTACACTAACTATAATCCCCATAACTGCGCCGTGCAGTACATTTACAAACGTTTTATTCATTTTCTTGCGTTCCTCTCTAAATTCGACAAAATTAAATCAGCCAAAACACATAAAATTGTAATAGCAGCTGTTTCTACTTGAACCGCTTGCTCTTCTGCGATACCAACTCCGACCAATGTTCCGCCGATCATCGATCCGGCTCGACGGATCAATGGTTTTAAAAATTCACTTACAAGTATTTGAATCATGTATCTCACAATGGAACTTTAACAACAAACATCCGATAATATATATTATGCGGTTGTTGTTTTTATCCAATCCCTTACAATTTTTGTTCTGCGTAGGTTATTGTTACATTCTACTTTTGTGCTTTGTCAAACACTAAGACTAATTTTTCGAAAATATTTATGTTTCTGTACCTGAACCGTGATCCGATTCCTCCGAAATCTTTAAAAAAACCCTTCCTGCCTTTCGGCAGCCTGACGGACGTCAGGGTTTTTTTGCTAAGAAACTCAACACCATTTAACAAATTTCCGAATCTTTTTTTTACCTTCAAACAGTTGTTTAGAACGTAATTTCGTCCCGCTCCCTACATTAGGATCAGGACGTTGAACACAACGGTGCATCTTTTTCAGCTGAGCGATAGTATCGCGACCGTTGGTAATCGTAACCCCCCTTGCCTTCGGCACCCCCCTCGGGGGGGTAGGTACCTTCGCACGATATAATTCTATTGCATCGTAGCGATCAAGTTTCGTTCTTTTTACTGATCCCAGCGAGAAATTATTATTTCCTCGTATGGTGTTTTGCGTAATATTTTTCCTGTTTTTAACATTACGTCTATCGCTTCTTGACTTACGTCTCGCCATTCGCCTTGCTCCGTCCAAGCTCTTTTATATTTTCCATATTGAAAAATTGTTACAGGTAATCCCTGATAATCAATTTCAATAACCGGCTGTTGAACCCACTCTGGTTGATCATAATCGTCAACCCATGGTTCAATATATTTCTGAAAATCGTCTTTGGTAAACCGTTCATCTTCTGGATTAAGATGCCACGGAATACCCAAATGCGGAGACCATACTTGACGGTCTTCTGCATCTATAACGTTTTCAAAATGTTTATCAATTAAATCACAACGAATGGGTTTACCCCATCGAACCAACCACCGACGACATATTTCGCTTGCGAAAATATCACGGCTGCGGCCTTGTATCGTAAATTTCCTGATTTTTCCATTACGGTCTTTTATATCGCCAAAACTGTATTTCCAATTTTTAGGCTCTATTCCCGCCGCTACATATTCATCGACTAAATCGCTAAAATATGCCGCGCCCAAAGCTGGTCTATTTGATGATCTAATAACTGTCTGATTTACTCTTTGCGACTGGTCTTTGACAATATATTTCAATAAATATCTTATGCCATGCCAGTCTGGCTCTTGAACAAACACATGGCCATGTGACCACTTCGACCATGTGATGTTCTTACCCTTTTGCAAAACAGGATACAGCTCAGGCTGTTTATTTTTCCGTTTTGCTTTTCTTATGGCTTGCTTAGATGGCCCCTGAAAAAATAGCACAATATGCCAATGTGCCCTATTTTTTTTGGAACCATATTCACCAGCAACCATAAAACGAACGTCAAATTCCTTCCTTAAATTCTTAAGAAACTGTTGAACGTCCGCATATACTAACGTAACCGCATGCGCTCCGGCGCTATCCGCGTACGTTAGTGTTAACGCCAAAGTCTTTTTGGCGTATTTCATTTCGGCAATACCGCGTCCGCAAAAGTCATTCACTTTTTCCAACTCGCATTGCCAACAAACGCGACACCCAACCTCCGAACCGTTAGGTAATACTGTGGGCTTTAAACACATTCTACCCTAGCTCCGTATATTGGGAGTCACGTTTTGCATATACGATCAAGTAAGGTATATAATAAGAAATGGCATTACTGCCTAACGGCAGCCTTACGGACGTAATGCCATTTCTACGTTCTTTCTCGTTGACCCGGCGTATAATACGCAGGGTCAACTCAACAAACTCAACGAGAGAGCTTAAAAAATCAGGGTTTTTTGATTGTTTCATAAATATATTCCAACTTTAAAAACCTCAACTTCGTATCTTCGGGCAACATCATTTTATTCTCGTTGCAATAATCTTGAGCAATTTTATATTGCTTCCAATTTTTTAACTCCCAATGAGCAGGGTCGTATAACCCCGCAAACGAAGCGCCATTTTTCATCTTAATTTTCCGCTTCCTAGCTACTTCGTCGCCAATCGCGATTAAGATATCCCATTCTTTCTTTGTAAGATTCCAAGCGTGCTTGGAACTGATAATATCGACCGCACATCCATATTGATGCGGCGATTCTCCAGCTGACGCATTACTGCGACCTTGCGCTTTTAACTCATTTTGTCGTTTTTCTGATCGAACAAACTCAAACGCTCGAACACTTATATTACGTTTAGAACAATCGTCCCTAAACGCTTTCCAAAATTCAACTATCTGCGGATGAACACCTCTGTATTCAACCTCAGTCTGTTTAATAAAATTTTGGCGTATATCTTGATTCTGCTCGATCAGTGATTCCGCTGCATCTGTATATTTTTCCTGCGCCAAATCAAAAGGCCCTCTTCGGACCTTATTTGACCAGTCTTGGGCCAAGTCTACTGACTTGACCCAATTTAAAAACTTAATCAGCGGTCTCCACGTTACCTGTCTCATCCGCTTCTGCCTCTTGCACTTCCTCAACTACTGGCTCAGAAGCCGCGTTAAAAGCCTCGACACGAGCCTTTTCCGCGGCTAATTGCGCATCAAATTGTTGTTTCTGAAGTTTCAAAATATTCTCCAAACGGACTATGTCTGGATTTTGCACAACGCGTGGATTCAAATTAACTAAATTTTCATCCGCATAAACTTTTTCAACAGTTTGATCAGTATCGCGTATATTCGTCTGAATAACGCCTTTTTTATCAAACTTAATCAAAATCTCAGTTTCTGTTTGAGTAATAAACTCAACATCTATAATATCATCCGTTCCTTTGCCTACCATCATGTTGGTAGTCATATCCCAAACTTCAAACGTACAATTACCCATTACCTTGAACTTGATCTGACCTCTAGTAAATTG